TTATCGGACAACAAGCAAATCTGAAAATCTCGTAGTGTATCGAGGCGACAGCATTTCACGCTTCATCTGCCATTGCTGCTGTATACCCTGTCCGGCAAAATAAAGCGTACCCTTTCCGTCCTTTGCATTCAGTTGATCCAGCACTTCCATTAACTTCTCGCTACCAGCTCGAGGCGCACTGTCGTCGAACAGATTGAGCTGAGCCACGCCCTGGCTGAAGAAGTCGCCCAGCATGACACCCGCTTTCTGGTACCGGTGGCCGTCCTTCCAGATTTTGTCCAGACACTTTACCGCAGCATTGATGATGTCTCTGCTGTCCTGTGTTGGCGTGAGCAGCCGAACGGATGCGCTGTTGCCGTAATAGGGTTCGTTCAGCGCGAATGGGGAGGTCTTTACGAACGCCGAGATAAAGCGGCAATACTGGTGCTCGCCGCGTAACTTCTCAGCGCCACGGGCCGCGTAGCTGCAAATCGCCTGCCGCATCTGCTCGTAGTCTGTAATGCGTTCGCCAAAAGATCGGCTGCATACGATTTCCTGCTTCACCGGCGCGAACTCCTCAAGATCGAGGCAAGACTCCCCACGCAGTTCCCGGACCGTTCGCTCCAGCACCACATTAAAGTGCTTACGGATAATCCACGTGCTCTGTTCTGAGAGTTCCAGAGCTGTTTTGATGCCCATGGCGTTCAGCTTCTTGCTGATGCGCCGGCCAACGCCCCAGACATCCTCCACAGGAACAAGCGCCAGTAGCCTTCGCTGCCGGTCGACGTTTGAGAGGTCAACCACCCCGCCAGTCTGCCGTTGCCATTTTTTCGCAGCATGGTTAGCCAGCTTCGCCAACGTCTTGGTCTGCGCTATGCCGACGCCGACTGTAAGATGCGTCCGCTGTAAAATAGTCGCGCGGATCTCTTTCCCGAACTCAGTCAGGTCCCGGCAGTTTCTTACGCCGGTCAGATCGCAGAATGCTTCGTCTATGCTGTAAATTTCCACGCGTGGGCTCATTTCTTCCAGCGTAGTCATTACCCGGCTGGACATGTCTGCATAGAGCTCGTAGTTGCTGCTGAAGCAAACAACACCAGCGCGCCGGAATAGGTCCTTTTGCTTGAAGAACGGCTCACCCATCGCTATCCCGGCTGCCTTTGCCTCGGCGCTACGTGCTATTACGCAGCCATCATTATTCGACAGAACGACAACAGGCCGCCCGCGCAGGTCTGGTCTGAATACCGTCTCGCAACTGGCATAAAATGAGTTCACATCGACAAGGGCAAACATCACATCACCGGATTGTCGTCTGTGAACGCCGCAGCGCCATTGATAAAAAAGGTTACAACTCCCATGACTTCGACTTCATCTAAAGCATCTCCCTCTATGCTTTCACCGTCTTCGGTGATGAGTGCACCGCCCATAACGACCGCGAATTGTAGTTGGCCAAACGCATGCACCAGCACGCTCGTTCCGTTGCATGGCGGAAGATCGGTCTGAAAAAGCGCGTAGCCACCTGACGTTTCAACCAGGCATGAGTAGCGATTAACGCCACATAACTGTTCAAGCCTGTATCGCTGAGCTTTTGCATCCATGGCCCCTCCCAAAACAACTGTGTTTATATACAGTAGCGTCAAATATGAGAGTCGATCAAGTTGCACAGTGATGCTAAACTTCAGACCTTTCCGAATTGACTGATTTTTATAATGTTAAAGCTCTTTGCTAAGTACACATCGATCGGCGTCATAAACACGCTCATTCACTGGGTTGTGTTCGCTATTTGCATATACGCGTTTCACACAGGTCAGGCTCTTGGCAACTTCGCCGGGTTCGTCGTGGCGGTGTCATTCAGCTTCTTTGCAAACGCCAGGTTCACGTTTAAGTCTTCGACAACCACGATGCGCTACATGCTGTATGTAGGGTTTATGGGATCCTTGAGCGCAACTGTTGGTTGGGCTGCCGATAAGTCCGGTATGGCTCCAATTGTGACTCTCATTCTCTTCTCCGCAATCAGTCTGGTGTGCGGTTTTATTTATTCAAAGTTCATTGTCTTTAGGGATGCGAAATGAAAATTTCTCTGGTCGTTCCCGTCTTCAACGAAGAAGACGCGATACCTATTTTTTATAAAACGGTTCGGGAATTTGAAGGGCTTCAGCAACATGAAGTAGAGATAGTCTTCATCAATGACGGCAGTAAAGACGCGACAGAATCAATTATCAACGCGCTTGCTGTTGCCGATCCACTTGTTGTTCCACTGTCATTCACTCGTAACTTTGGGAAAGAACCAGCTTTGTTTGCCGGTCTTGACCATGCGACAGGTGAAGCGATTATCCCGATTGACGTAGACTTGCAGGATCCTATCGAAGTCATTCCTCACCTGATCGAGAAGTGGCAGGCCGGGGCAGATATGGTTCTTGCCAAGCGCTCTGACCGCTCCACTGATGGCAGGCTGAAGCGCAAGACAGCTGAGTGGTTCTATAAGCTGCACAACAAGATCAGCAATCCAAAGATTGAAGAAAACGTTGGTGACTTCCGTCTTATGTCTCGCGAGGTGGTGGAAAACATTAAGCTCATGCCAGAGCGCAACCTGTTTATGAAGGGCGTTCTGAGCTGGGTGGGCGGCCGCACTGATGTAGTCGAGTACGCCCGTGCCGAGCGTGTTGCAGGCAGCACGAAGTTTAACGGCTGGAAGTTGTGGAACTTGGCACTTGAAGGGATCACAAGCTTCTCTACATTCCCTCTGCGTATGTGGACCTATATCGGACTTTTTGTTGCCGGAGTAGCATTCCTGTATGGAACGTGGATGATCATTGACACACTTGTTTTTGGGAATGCCGTTCGCGGTTATCCGTCATTACTTGTATCAATTCTGTTCTTAGGCGGCATACAATTAATTGGCATTGGTGTTTTAGGAGAATATATCGGAAGGATTTATGTTGAAGTTAAAAATAGACCTAGGTATGTTCTTAAAGGGAAATTATAATGCGTATATATAAACTGAGCCCTATTATATGTTTTTATATGATTTTGATAGTGTTTTTATCGAAAGATATCTTTTTGGTTAACACTTCAGACTTTGGAAGAGCCGTTGATTTATTTCTTAACGGAGTTAATAACTTCTCTAAAGATAGTGGGTTAGTATTTGATCTAAAAGAAAACTTTAAGTCTATAGGCCACTTTAAATATATCAGCTCCTACAGTTATTTACTGTATTTATATGCCTATATAACTTCATTATATACAAATATACTTGACATGCGATTGCTGGGTGCCATTTTAAAAATGGCATTTATAATTGCTCTGTATTTTGTATTCAAAAAATTATCAGGAAGGAAGGGGAAGAGTGCTGACTTTATTTTTATTGCACTATCATTGTTGCTCGTATCATCGTCCAATCTATCCATGTTCAACTCTTTCTATCAGGAACAAGTCTTATTAATTTGCATTCCTTTAATAATAATATATATGGAGAGAAGAGATACTAAAGGAATAGTATTGATGTATACATTTTTAGCCATACTGACGACTTCCAAGAGCCAGTTTGCGTTAACACCTCTTATATTTATTTTGCATCAAGTGATTTTTGATAGGCATAAACTAAAGCTAAAAATATCGCTATCTCTCTTATGCTTACTATTAGGTGTTTTATGCATTACCTTTTCTAAAGGAGCGGTAAGCTTAAACAAATATCACTCTAACTACTATGGGATATATCAACTAATGAAAAATAATAAAGTTGAGCTTCCTGAAAATGTAGACCTTGAGTGTGTGGGAGTTGATGCGTGGGGTAATAAATATGACATAGCAAAAGGCGCTCTGTCTAGCGACATTGGTGAATTTTGTTATAAAAAAAACATTAACACATCATTTTCTGATACGATTAAATCGTTCCTTGGCAATCCATCGCTAATATTGACACTGCCTTATGATTTAGGCATGAAAGAGCAATATACAGAAAACTACATTCATGTTTTCAAATCCTTCCATTTAATTGAAAACAACCATGGCCCATTAGCTATGATTACAAGTATCAAGGATTATTTATTCAAGGATATAAGGTTTAGCGTTTTATTTATTTCAATGGTTTTATCTATATTTTTAAAGAATGAATATTATCGTCAAGTGATTTTCTTTATATCATCATTCGGCGCTTCTCAGTTATTCTTAGCTTTCTTAGGTGAGGGTTACCGAGATCTAAGCAAACATCTTTTCGGCATGAATATCTGCTTCGACTTATTAGTATTTACAGTACTTTGTATGCTGTCACGGGTAAAAAATAACATTTAGTGAATATTTAGGGCATCGTAAGATGCCCTTTTAAACTTAAATTAAACTTACCCAAGTTGTTCCATTAGCTGCAACTAAACCTATACCACCCTGTATAGAAGTATTGGTATTGTAACAATAGTTACCGCGTGCTGATGAAGCTATAGCTGCATCAGCATAGATGCCAAAGCCTTTGATATTCCAAAATACACCAGATTTTGAGGTTGCTGGAATGCATGAATTTCCGTAACCAATTGCTCCTGACAAGTTAACAGCACTACTTGTTGCTGCAAATATCTCACCGACTTTATCTGTTATAATTGGACTTGCTGCTGCTACAGTATAATTACCGATAAGATTCGTAATCTTATCGGGATTAGTGAAAACGCCACCTATAATCTGAATGGCGACCGTAGACCCATCATAGTTAGGCTGCGTACCTAAAATGCTAGCCCCATTAAGTTGAATTAAATTATTTAGAATAATTTTCTCAAACTTTCCTCCTGATTTCTTTATAACTGCTTGACCTGTAGACATTTCAATGCATCCCGTAACCGTAAGGGAGTTTATTTGCCCTCGATATAAATTAACACCACACGCACCATTTACCGAGGATGGAAGCAAAGTCTTATCGAAGTTTAACTTCAAATTATCTATTCTACTATTATCAGAAGCAGCTCCGTCTCCCCCAACATCAAGGAAATAAACGACATCACGAGGGCATCGACATTCAAGATTGTATAATCGCACCGATGAACTTCCAGCCGTACCAGTTGTAACTGAGATTACAGCCACCGTTGAAGATAAGTAATTAGCTGAAAGGACTCCGATAATTGCATTATCTACAGTAACAGAACCTGTGCCTACCGTTTTAAATTCGATTGCACGATAACCAGATCCAGGTGTCCCACCAACATTATTAATATTAAGCGTCTTTACATCTGTGCGAGATAACTGAGCGCTATCCGTCCAGACCCTAATGACACTGTGCTGATAGCTACCATAAACACCGTCTATGCTAAGATGCCGAACAGGGGTAGAGCTATTTCCTGCAACTTTTACTGCACATAAAGAGTTAATGCCATAAATGCCCTTAACATCGATATGATTAAACGTTCCGCGTAGACCCAGATCGTAATCAAGATAGTCGCCACCAGTCATGGCGAACATGTCATCACCAGTAGTTCCATACAGGTCCCTTACGTATGCGTAATCGATGGGTGGCTGTAGATGCAAACCATCAGAGTTGTTATTAAAACGAAGCCCTTGAGCATCAAGATATTGAACGTTGGCAACAAGATATGAATATTTAATTGCCCCTTTAATCTCAAGGCCGCCACCTAATTTAACCCGAGCGACTGATGCTATGCAGATGCAATGCATTTCCAGCCCGTTCGCCGCCCCTCCGGTCGAATAGTTGTAGTCAACGGTCCCGCCACCCCAGATCCCAATATAATCTGAACGGTTACCTAGATCGGATGTGTTTGAAGCAAACCCACCAGACACTGTCCTGTTTGACAGAACATATGCCCATTTCTCACTTACAAACACTGGCTTCAGATTGCCTGAAGCTCCTGAAACCGTAACCCCGGCCTTAATCTCGATGTCGGTGTTATTAGGAACTGTGATTGGCCCGTTAACAAAAACAGTACCCTGATCTGCAAACACGATTCTCGTAATGGTGGACTTACCGGAAAGGTCGTTCAGCATGTTCTGCAAATTCGTCGTGTTTACAGCGGCGGTGTTAGTCGTCAGAACGCCGTAATCACTGGCATAGTAAATGCGATCGAGCTTATCTTTCACTGTTTGCTGGACCGAATAAGCCCCTTTGTTTTTATATCCGACCATACTGGCACCTGATGACGATGCCAGTGCTGCACGAAGAGAAGCATCGCCGACACCAATCCATGCACCTGGCCCAACCCCGCCAGTACTCGCCGGAGTTGAGTTAGCGGGAACCACTTTTGGACCTGATGCAAATGAACCGGTCCATTTGTAGTATTCCCCATCAGCTGTATTCAGCAGAACTTCGTTCGGGTTGTTTATCGTTGCGCCAGTGGTAAACGTTTTGCCAGTGAGGATCACATAGCCGAACGCTGCCATTGCCTGCTGGGCAAGGTAATTAATGCCTTCAATAGTGTAGTGCTTCTGACCGAAGCGATCGGTATAGGTCCACCCCATAGACGTGACAAATTCATCAATTTTCCCTGCATTAAACTTAAGGTCGATAGGTGATTCACTTGGCACAGGCAGGTTGGTAGGTGTAGTAGCCATATTTATTCCATAAAAAACCCGGCGCGAGGCCGGGTGTTGTTTGTTGGGATGGGGCTTATTCGTAGATGGCGTCGCTGTACTCCGCGACCGTCAGTGAAACCGTATTATCTGTGTTCGGTTTGATGCTGTTGACTGTCCATAGTTGGCTGTCCAGTTCCTCCACTGTCGCAATGAGATAGCGCGACGGGAGCTGCACAGTGTCTCCGTTCCATATGTTGAGCTGAATGTTGGGGATAGCCGCGGTGAAGCCATACTTCGTGTCGCTGCGGGCGGTTGCCGGATAGCGCAATGTCGGATTGCCCAGACTGTCGGTCACCAGCACATACATCGAGCCGGTAAACGCGATCGGCTCGCTGGTATCGAAGTTATTCCCGGCGCGTCCGGTGATGTAACCCTGCTGCTGGTTGCTGTCGTAGATGTCGGGCATTTGAATAACGCTACCGACCTGGATAATGCCGTCCTCAAACACTTTGGCGTTCATCTTCACCCGGGAGTAAATCAGACGTTTCGTTTCGCGCAGCGCGCGCTCCCGAGCCTGGTACTCATTACGGAAACCGACGATCTCCAGCTTGTTCGGGTTCTCAGCTTCCTGCTCGACGATGGCGCCGTTCAGCACGCGGTAGTTGATGTACGTCTTGTTGTTTGTAGTCGGGTGAACGTAGGACACCTGCACGCCGTCGTAGCCCCCAGGAAGAGTGGCCTCGTACGTCATTTTGTACTCATCCGTCTTCATGTTGGCCCGGTTGAATACTGCCGCCGGGTAGTCAACTTTCTGATCTCGGGTAAATGTCAGCACGCCATCGTCCCAGTACGCTACCACCGACGCCGCATTGCAGATCGCCTGCACGCGGTCACCGAGAGAGTCGTTCTCGTCGTCAAACGTGTAGTCGAAGTAACCCAGCCGTTCATCAGGCAGGCTCTCAGCAATAGAGTACAGACCGTACAGGTCAATACTGCTTACCGGCTGTTCACCCATAATCAACCAGGTATGCGCCACCGCATCAGCGAACGAGCGCGACGGCCGCAGCGTGTAATCCACCGTTTGCGTGTCGAGGTCGTATGTGATGGTGTGGCGCGTTACCAGCGCGTTATATTTGCGCTCACGGCTGCCCAGGGCATTCTCGGTCGCCCGGACTTTTACACGTACCAGCGTGTCGGTCGGGTGAACGACGTTTGTCCTGATGTTGATGCTGTGGATTTCTTCGACCTTCAGCAATGAAGCGTCGCCGGAGTTGTCCGTGCGCTGGAAGCTGACCGCGTATTTCCCGAAGCCGCCGGTCGGAGTGATCTTGTCAGTGCGATAAAATACCTCACTCGTCGACTGGTGCGGCGTCGTCTGCCGGTACGTAAACGTCTGCTGAGTGCCAGGCACCTGGTTGTAGTCGTCGTCGATTTTCCAGATAACAACCTTCCAGTTGGTCTCTTTCTTCCCTCCGAGGCTGGACTGAGTATGCAGCCACAGCTGAGTTGACTCGACCGGGGAAAAGAACGGCCCAACCACCAGCGCCTCGTTATCGTTGAGGATGAGCTTCGTGGTGTTGATCGTGGCGTTAGCCGGGATGTCCTGCGGCCCCTCCAGCTGGTTCATCGTAAACGTGTACCAGCGCACCGGGTTAACAACCGCGCCGTCGTTTGTTTCAACGGCGGAGATCAGCGTGCCTGAGAATGTAGCATCGGTAGTCACGTTGCCGGAGGCCGTGCTGTACGTCACGTTGATGGTGAAGGTTACAGCGTGCGGCAGAACCAGCCCCATGAAATAGTCGAACTCAGCCTGCTTAACGATTTTCATCGCTATCTGGCCGCCGGAATAAGTTCCGCTGACCACCGTGTTTGCCGTTGCTGTTTCGATCGGGAAGTCGCTGGCTTCGTTCTGCCCGGGAACCTCCTGACCGTCAACATCATCGAACCCGTAGCCTTCGACGATCTGCGGGATTACTTCGCCAGGCTGGAAGAACTGGAACTCCGCACCGGCCAGAGAGCCCAGACTGGATTCTGAGTAGCGCACGGACTCGTAGTCGTATTTTCCGATCCCGATGCACATCCACTCAGTAACGTACTTCAGTCCACCATCCGTAGACGTCTGGTGAACGTATTCGAAAACAGATTCCTGAATCAGGTCCGGAAACGAACGAATCTGGCCGTAAATGTCCGGCTTGGCCTTGTAAACGCGGGCGGTGTTTGTCTGACCGGTCAAGCTATTATTCGGCGAGTCGACAGAGTTTCCACCAGTGTTGGCGATCGCCGGCTTCGGTGCCAGGAACGAGAATACCTGACCAACCACTTTGAAGATCGGGCTGAGGATGTCGCCGACAATACCCTTCGGCTGGTCGAAAATCTGGATATGGTCCAGCTCACTCAGTTCAAACGCCAGCTCATCATCGTCGCCCAGCTTTACGCCGTTGCGGACGATCAGCAGATCGCGGTGAAAGGTAGCGTCATTGGCCGCCAGCCAGTCATTAAAAAGGGTGCCATTTGGCACCCTACAACGCAGCTTAGGCGTTCCTGGAAAATTCGATATCTCAACCAGCGCCATACGAAAAGTACTCCACTTTGGTGAATGCCCGCTGAATGACCAGCAACGAGTCCATGCGTACGCTTCCGTTCTCGCCGCGCGAATGTAGCGCCTGCCTGTTAAGCACCAGCCCAACATGCGCCGGTTGCGCACCTCGGTACCCGACGAATATCCCGCCCTCGACCGGTTTATCGACCTGGCGCCAGAAGACGACGTCACCCTGATAGCAGGTGAAGAAGTCCTCACCGGCTTCGTAGCCCGGTGTCTGGTGCAGCTCTATACCGAGAACGTGCCGGTAATACAGCACCACCAGCCCCCAGCAATCCACCTTTTCGAACGAACAGGCCCGGTTAGCCCACGGCACGCCGATCATCCTGCTGATAAAATCAGAGGTACTGAAGTCCCGTGTACTCGACTGGATCATAAAGGCGACCAATATTGTTATTCAGAGGGTTGGTGACGGAGAGCGTGACCGATGCGGCATCAGCATCGATATCCACCGTCTTGACGTAAAGCTGCCACGACTTAATCGGCACCGACACATCGCCGCTGTCGAAGATCTGCCTGGTGGCCGTGATGGCCGTCAGACGGGCTGTACCCTTCCACTGTTTCATCAGCGCTTTGATGTCAGACGACAGACGCCCTAACTTCACCGTAGCGTCGATCACCGGCGTGCCGCTCTGCTGGCTCTCTTCGATTTCAAATCGCGCCGGCGTGTACGCCTGTCCGCCGAGCGTCTTCGGGAAGAACTGCTTGTCGACAAGGCGAACGTAACCAAAGGATGGATGGTAGAACGTAATGGTGTCATACAGTCCGCGCGTCGGGCGTTGCTGCTTATACTCCCTGAAGCTCGGCATTACGGCACCCTCGGTAGTGATTCCGGATCGCGCCCGTCCGGATAACCCGTGACAACGATATCCAGCCACGAATCCCACGGCGGCGGCAGTTCAACAATGATGTCGTCAAACTCGTCATCGGCGTTGTACAGGTGGTTGGCAATAACGGTTCCCGTCCAGGTCACCACTCCGCCATCGATACTGGTTTGCACCGGCATCTGGGTGAAATGAAGCTCCTGGAGTTGCAGGCCACTACCACCCAGATTGATATTCATCCGGAACCAGTTCAGGCCCCGGTTGAGATAGTTTGGGCTGCGTAGCCACTGCTGGAATGCTCGTTCCTCAGCCAGAGTGAAGATCCACGTCAGTGACCAGGTCACTTTCAGGTCTTCGGTTTGATTCTCGAAGATTGCCGGGCCGACCGCTGGCTGATCGGTCTGGAACCCGGTATCAAGCGTCATGTTTTTGCTGGCCTTCTGCGCCAGCGGCAGCCAGTCGGGATAGTCGATAATTGGCATCAGCCCTGCCCTCTTGGCGTGCGTTTAACGTTCATGTTGCTGGTTATGGCGTTACTGATTGGCCCGCCGTTGTTCAGGTCAGCGACAATTACATCCACAGTCACTCCACCATTAGCATCCGTACCAGCCTGCGCATCGACCGAGGATGACGTGTAGTTCTGGATGTTGATTACCACCCCACCACCTCCACCGGCTGTCATTTCTTTATTGCTGATCACCCTGCCATTGTCGCCCGGTATCATGTACTGCTTTCCGGTACTGGCCTGGTAAATCTCAGGCATGCCGCCTTCTCCGACCTGATACATCCCGCCAGCCGAAACTGGGCCGCCATTTTTACGTTTTCCTGACAGTGCCAGGATGCCAGCCATCGCGCCAAGGCCAATAGCAACAGCACCACCGAATGAAGCCACGGAGGACATGATGGCCGCAGGTGTCCATGCCGCCGTAGTAGCCGCTGCCGCTGCCGTCGAAGTCGCCGTCGTGGTTGCGATGCCTGCTGCCTGTGCGGTGGTGGATGCTGCAACCGCCGCAGTAGTGGCCGTCTGGCCCATAATGGCCGACTTAACCCACTCAATGCCCATCTGAACGAACGAGTTGACCACGCTGTTGAGCACGGTCATGCCGATGCTGCGCATTGCATCGCTGGCCGACATACTTCCGGTGACAATGCCGGTCAGCGCATTGCTGGCCACCGAACCAAGAGAGTCGAAAGCCGCCGCCGCTGCCTGAGTGGCTGCGTTCTGTTGCGCCCATTCTTCCCACATGGCAGCGTTACGCTGATCACGATACTGCTGCTCGATAGCGGCGCGCGCTGCCTCAGCCTCCCCGATCTTCTGCGGGTAAAGCTGGGCGTAAAGCTGGATGTCAGCAATGTCTTTCTGATACTGACTATCCAGCCCGGCAGTTTTACTGGTTTTTCCCTGGATGGTGCTGAACTTATTGGCAGCGTCAGCACGTTCCTTTTCTGCCTTGGCCTGGGCGCGCAATGCGTTGGCATTATCCCAAGCTTTAGCCGCGTACTGCCCGGCCAGAATGACCTGTTCCTGTGTCGCATCATTACCGAGAGACTGCTGTGCATTAAGCACGGCCTGAGCTCTGGACAGTTCACCGACACTGCCAGCTGAGAGCTCGGCCTTCTGCCTCAGCTCGTCCAGTTTTTGGTTAACAGTTTCCTGCGCTTTAGCGTACTGATCCGCCTCTTTCTGTGCGGCTGACGCTCCACCCTTCGACTTGCTCCCGGTGGTCGTTGCCGTGGTCTTTATCTCGATCGGCTTGGTGTTGGCGGCGGTCTGTGACGCTTTACTTACAGCTGCTAAATCGCCAGTCAGCATAGCGGCTTTATTACTCAGTCCCGCCAGCGCTTTGTTTTGCGCCTCCCAACCATCAAGCCCAAGCCATGACCAGGTGCGGGCCCGGCGGGTAAACATTTCTGCTGTGCTGTTCAGATCTGAAATTTGCGCATCCGCTGAGATTGCCTTACCCACCAGCCTGTCGAGAGCAGCCGTCATCGAGTCGATAACCGCAACCAGTCCTGTGCTTGCGCCTGTCGCCTGGTTAACAGAGTCAATCATCGACAGGAATGAGTTTGTCAGCGCGGTATTGGCTTGAGCCAGAGTGCGAGGAAGTTTTTCGAACTCTGCATTTACCGAGCCGGTTTGCTTCTGAATGGCGTTGAGAGCATCTTCTGCCGTCAGTTTCCCGTCCAGCATGAGCTGACGAAGCTCTCCGATGCTTACACCCATCCCGGCGGCAATCTGGCGCGCCAGTTCCGGCATTTGCTCAAGAATGGAGTTGAACTCCTCCGCCCGAACCGTACCGGAGGAAATTGACTGACCGAACTGACGAAGAGCATTCGCCATTTCTTCGGAAGAGGATCCGCCAATGCGACCTATTTTCTGAAGTGTTTCGGTGAGCTGGATGATCTGGCCGTTCGTCGCGCCGGTATCGCGCAACGCCGTGCTGAGAGTCTCCCACAGCTTCGCTGTATCCTGTAACGAACCACCCGTTGCCGAACTGATGCGCATCAGACTCTGCATAGTCTGCGAGGCTGTCGCTGCGCTACCAGTGAGCCTCTCTATACGCGCGTTGAGCTGGCTCATGTTGTCAGCAGCTACGAGGAATGCCTTACCCCAGTCAACAACGAGTGAGGCGGCAATTGCCCCGGCGACGCGGTTGATATTCGTCTGCAACTCATCCATCTTTTTGGCTGCATTGGTCGCCGAGTTGCCGATGGAGTCGAGCGACTTATTGGCCTTTCCCTGCGCCTTGAGCAAGCCAGAAACATCGGCCTCGATGTCGTAATAAATCTCGCCTGCTTTTTCAGACATCACTTTTCTCCGGGCATAAAAAAACCCGCCGGAGCGGGTTAATTAATGAAATCCAATGATGTTGATATATTATAACATCATGGCGAATTTAAAATTTGCAAGATTCTTTGGCTTCTGAACTTTGCATTTCAGATTCGCCAATAAATTTAAAAATTTCACCAAAAGTAGCTTGTTCACCTTTTGTGGCTATGTGCACTCCGTAGACAGCTAGATCCATTGCAGTTCCGTCATTCTTTCTTCCAGAGACTTTAAGGCAAACATTTCCACTTCGAGAAGATGGATTGTCACGAGTATCAGGAATAAATTTTTCCTGTGAAAAAGATGTTGGCAATGAGATTTCAGTCCGGATTTCTTTTTTTCCTAACTCGATTAAATCCTGCTCAGAAAATTCAGAGGCACTGACACAGAAAGATAATAAACCCAATCCAAGGATAAAGACTTTTTTCATTTTCACATCTCCTATTAGTTCTAAAGGATGCTACCAGATAGATATGAAAACGATCATAGAACTACTCCAAATCCCCCCTACTAAAAATGGCTATATAGATTTTTTTAAATTTTCGCGTTTCATCATTTCCTGCCAACGGCGTTCATCATCGTCCATAACCGCGTCGTACTCTTCCCTGGTGAAGCCTTTCTGGTCAGGATATTTGGCGTTAAGCATCATGGCAAATTCGGTCATGGTAAGGTTTTCAGCCTCTTCCCTGCTGATTCCGAAATGGTTTCGCGCCGCCATGATGTATTCAGTTGCATGGAACTCCGGTGTCGTTTCCTTGCTTTCGTGCTTTTGCAACTTACGAACCTTCGCCCGTCCGATAACGCCATGCATGATCAGCGACTGAGCTATCAGAATAAGGTTCTCCGGCGGCAGCGCGCCACGGCGCCATACAAACGTACGCCTGCCAGTGCGTGATGGCTCATGCCAGCCTGTCAGTTCTGAAACATCCTCGTCACAACATGACTGAATGACGTTAATAGCCGAGAGCAATGCCTCGCGCACAAAAGCAGCTGAACCTGCTGCATCCAGAGCCCACCTGGGCAGGGAAATATCACCGAAGTAATAAGCGTAAAACCTGCGCTGATGCTCCGGTATAGCACTGTGAATTTTCCGGGCCGCCTCAAGCATTTTCGCCACGTCGTTATTAAACAGCGCATAGAAAGTGCGGACGATATGCTCTGGCTCTCCGATCCGCGTCATGTTACGGAACGATGGCCGGAAGAAGTATTCACGGCCGCCAGCACCAATCAGGCACTCGCCAATATCTTTCAAGGGTGTCATATCGTTCTCCATAACCAGTATCAAGGGCAGCACGCCGCCCTTTGTAGTGATTACGGTGCGGCAGTCACGGTAACGGCGCAGGTATCGGTAAAATCACCATCTGCGGTTGTAGCCGTAATAGTCGCGGTTCCGGCGGCAACTGCTGTCACGAGGCCGGATGAACTGACGGTGGCGATGGATGGTGCCGAAGTCGTCCAGGTGATCGCTTTGTTAGTCGCATCGGTTGGCTGAACCGCGCCGCTCAGCTGCTGGGTTGCGCCAACGACCAGAGAAGCAGTTGCAGGGTTAACCTCAACGCCAGTGACATCGATGGAATCAGCGACTTCAAACACAACGGTGTCGGCGTCGTAGACCTTCCACTCGCCGGAGAAGGTGGAGATATCGTTGGTACCGAAGTCACCAGACCATGAGGTGGTGTTCATGTAGCCCTGGATATAAGTACCGGCGTTCTCACCCGCGAAGTCGAAACGCACCCACAGATTAGGCTGACGGCCAGCCTGGACTTCATCAAAGATGTACTTCGACAGACGCCACGCGCCGATCTCGTTATCTTTATCAGACTTGCGAAACTCACCTTCGCCGGAGATCGTCAGATCCATGTTGTTGACCAGGTTCTCCACCAGCCCTTTGGCATCATCTGCCTCGGAGTTGATGGTATTCATCGAATAGTCGATGCCCTTGGTCGTCATAGCGCCGAGACGCTTCCACTCGGAAAGCGCTGGCACTGCGTCGGGGCAGCCAAAGGCCATGCGTAGCACAGCTACTTTCCCGATCAGCTTGCCAAAATCATTAGCACAGCCTTGCATGTGTACCTCTCAAATAAAAAAGGCCGCCGGATGGCAGCCTGATGGGTTGGTGATGGGTTTATTCGCCGTAAACGCACATGAACTGGAGTCGGAACACCAGGCGTCCCTCTTCAGTCAGGATAGGTGCAGGCATATTGCCGAGGTTTTGAATCAGGCCAAGGCATTCGTCGGTAATGTCGTTTTGTTCGACATAATTGATGATTTCCTGAGCCTTCTCAGCGGCTGCGCGGCGCTTATCCTTGGCAGAGATGATATCCACCAGCACGTAATGGTCCGATCCGAGGTCATTCCGGATGTCGGTACCGCCGTTAGGCCGGAACACGATGAATGCGTCGGTTAACTTCGTTGTGTCGTCCCATGCCAGCAACTGAACAATGAAGCCAGTGGTAAGCCCGGCATCAACGAAGTAGTTGCGCACGCGCTCATACATGGCAGGTGTCATACTGAAAGCTCCTTGCGCATCACGGCATCAATCTGGCTGCGGGTGTCTTCAAAGCCTTTGGTGAGGAACTCTTTCTGCGCGGTGGCGCGACGGAAGGTTTGCGGCACATTCGGGTCATGAACGAATACGGCATAGTTCGCGGTGTATCCAACTCGCCCAGTGAGTCGAACGCCGTTGTTAATCAACTCTCGATACTGGCTATTAAGCAGCGTTGAAGTGTCTATCGGCGTATAAAGCGCGGCCTGGGAGCTGCCGATTATCATTGCGGATTGTAGCGCCCTGACGACCTTTCGCCCTTTCACATCATTGATGATGCGATTGAGTCCGGCTTTCGACTGCTTAACGCCGCGAACTTTGATGCCCATGGCTTTCTCCAGGCAATAAAAAAGGCCGCCGGAGCGATCTATTCAGAGACTTTTTGCTATCCGCTCAAGCTCATCACCGTTCTCAATAAGCTTTCTCACCTCGGGTGGAAGCTGATCGGGAGGCGTGAGCTTAATCTGCTTGGACTTCTGCTGAGGAACCGGCACAGCGGCGTACACAGAAATAGCCACCGCCAGCGCTGAGATAGACATGGTGAGCAGGTCGATATCCATAAAGTCTCCCGGGATTAGATGCCAGTTAGTATCGCATAATCATCCGCCAGCCGCTCGAATGTGTCGGCATAGCGAATAACTTGCCTCACCTCGTCGGCACCGGCCACAGCCGGGTCGGGTTCGGTAGACACGCCAATCAGCAGATAATCACCCGCAGCCGCCAGCGCGAACTCCGTCCATACAGTGTTCTTCACGACGATTTCGGCGCCCAGGCTGGCTAACTTCTTGCTGAGCCCGCCCTCGTAATCACAGAGGATTTGCTCAGGTTCGGCATAGCCCAGCGGGTCGCCGTATTCGTCATTGCCTTCCAGCTTTCTCCAGATGGTCGCCGTGGCGGTGTAAGACCAGTTGGCAATGCTGCTCATAGCGTGAACACCTCCACCTTCTCAACGATTTTGAAATCAGCGAGAGGCTGCATCAGCCCTGACTGGCTGGCGAGGCGCTTAGCATCAGCCTGCTCAAGAAAGTCAGCTTTGGCTTTCTCGTAAGTTTCAGCATTACGGCCAATAAACTTAACGCCGGAGTCGTTTATCCAGATGAACAGCGACCAGTTGTCTTCGCACTTAAAGGCATGCACAACGTATCTTTCAGCCATCTTTCCACCTCAGCACCTTCGCGCCAGTCGCCCGGATGCGCGGGCAGTTGATGAACCACTCGCCGTCCGATTTCACGTAGCCGGTAGTCTCCCGTCCGGTGTCGGTCATCACCCAGACGCGGGTGAACGAGCGCGGCAGCCCGTGCTTAACTGATTTGTACTTCATCACTTATCGCCGCACATACAGCCTCCCTTACCGATCCAGATGCCAGCGAATGCCGGGGTGGCGGTAGGGTCGACAGGAATAAGGGAGGTGGCGCAACCGTATTTATCCAGACCCCGCAACAGGTTAACCGAGGCCTTCCAGCGATCGGTAAACGACTGATACCGGAAAGAACGCGACGCCCCGCTTGGAGCTGTCTGGCTGGAGATATATTTATCACCCTGACCGAGCCCCATAAGCGCCAGCAGATAGAGCTGAATCAGCAGCGCGGTCGATGCCGGATAATGCGCATCGAGACACTCCTGAATGCTGTTGGCCTGGTCGACGAGAGCCTGAAGAACAAAATCGGGAATGGTAATTCCCTGGCTCTCCAGATACTCCTTCGCCTGTTCGAGAGTTACCATTATCGACTCCGTGAAATACCCCGCCGGAGCGGGGCATAAAAAAACCGCCTTAGGGGCGGCTGTTATTCAGCAGGGAAAAGCTTTTCGAGTTCGCCGTCGGGCAAAAGCTCACTGAGCTTTTCAGCGCCCAGGGTGCCTTTAAACTCAATACCCAGCTGGGTCAGGCGGTCCTGAATAATCTCTTTGCGAGATTTCTCACCGGTACCGGCATCAGGTGTCGCAGGTTTCAGCTCACCACCTGCCTCGCCTTTCATCAGCCTGACGTTAGACTTCAGCGCCGGGTGAAGCTCTTTAAAATCCACCACGTCGCCAACCTTCACGCCGAACCATGGGCGCACAACTTCGTATTTAGCCATGCTGTTTCCTTACGCCAGGTTAGCGCCGTAGACAACGCCAGACAGGCCCTGATCGTCTGCGGTGATTTGCAGACCTTCAGCAGACATGATCTGGAAGTTGTAGTTAACGTTAGGCAGTGGACGTGGCAGGGCAATAACGCCCTGAGCCATGCCAACCAGTGGAGAAATCACATCGCGACGGCGGACATAAGCAATGAACTCATTCCCGGAGAGCGCGAAGGTTGGTCGAATTTCCTTAACCGGTGCAAATGGCAGGACCGCTTGCAGAACGTTACCACTGATAACGCCGTTCACTACATACGGCTTAGCCAGGTTTGCCCAGATCTCATCCGACACCCACATGACATCATATGAAGAAACCTTGTTGGCGCGAGCAGTAGTGCCGAAGGCTCCTTTACCGAAGAATTCAATGATCTGCTCGGTGGTGGCGGTTGTCAGATCGATGTTTGCCCCACCCGCCCCAGAACCGAGGTTAATTTTCTTCGTGTTACGATGGTTTTTCATGCCCTGGGCTGGATAACCCTGTACCTGAATTTTCGAATCGCCAGAAAGGTAATAAGCTACACGGCGCTTATTCACCTTTTTAAGCTTAGCCATCTGAGAGTCCAGCACCAGATCCACGCCGACTGAATTCAGGCCCGCCGCGTGACGCCAGTTTACACCGTAGCCAGCAGTAAATACCGGAATTGGGTCGCCATCATTAGCGTAGTCAGTGTGATCGAAGGAGAACGGAGCCTGACCGTCAATGCTCACAGAAACATCATCGGCAATGTCGCCGACAACGTTATATAACTTCGCCGTCTTGCCAACTGAAAGTACGGTCTGGACGCCCATCAGGTCATTGATGATTTCCATGCCATCTTCCTGATCTCGCAACTGCAAAATCTGGTTATCAATTTCAGCCCAGAAATCTCGAGCGAAACCACCAACAGCGTTACATGCCAACATCTCCGGCGTCATGTGCGCGCGGTTGACGGCAATCATAGAGTCATGTTGCGCGTTCCACATGTTGCGGTTAGCCCACAACTCATTCCAGTGAGCGCCAAGGCGAGCATTAGTCGCCAGTGTCTCTTTAGAAAAGTACATATGCGTTTATCCTTTTGTTACGCGCCAGCGGCGGCTACGGTGCCAACGCGCATACGCACGCGAATGAAGTCAGTGGTGCTTGCCGCGATTGTGTATTCATCCTGGCTGTAGCCGATCACAGAATCAGTGTCGGATGTTGCCAGGGTAAACTGACCAGCAGTGCCCAGCTTGATTGGGCTGTCTTTCTTGTACGCCCCAGGAAGGCAGCGTAAAGCCAGTTCACGGCCTTCTTCGACGTAGTTGCCGACGGCGGAATCACCCGACGGGATTGCTTCTGTGATGGTCAGTCCTTGATGGTAACCGACATCGATGATGTACAGGCGGCCGGTCAGCGCAGTGGCCTGAGCAAACTTATCTGAGGAGTTGATGGTTGCCGCAGTGCCTGGAAGTAGCTCGGCGGCCGTGGTGCGGGTTTCGGTCTTGTACAGAGACTGACCGTCAATGTTAACGCGACGATAACGTGGCATTATTCCGGCTCCTTATTTGAAATATTCGGCAGCAGATGGCGCGCCGGTTTCTTTGTGTTGCTGTGCGTTGTTGGTGCCCAGCGGAGCAGCTTCGCCCAGCGACTTGAACATGGCGTCCAGGGCATCGCCAGAAAGCGCGTTAGCCACGATGTCGCCATGGACCTTGGCAACCGCATCACGCTTGGCTTTCTCTTCAGCGCGTGAATTGGCGGTCAGGGTGTCAGCAAGTTGCTTCTGGTTGGCCTGTAGCGCATCAACCTTTTCCGCAAGAGGCTTAATAGCCGCTTCAGTATTGGTCGCAACAGCCTGGCCGATCATGCTGCCGATTTGTTCCAGTTCTTCTTTGGTTAAAGGCATGTCGCCCTCCGTTTTGTGGTTTGGTGCAGGCTGTTCCTGCGGTGTGAATAGAGCTTTGAATTTGTTAGCGACGACTGCGACCCACGACTCCTGGCGCGCTACTGAGGTGCCGGTATCGTCGAATGTGATAACTCCGCCTTCTGACTTGTAGCCAAATACTTCAGCATTCCCGCCGTTACGGATGATTACCGCTTGCGAGTCAGTGAAGTCAGCAACCCATGCGTATTCATCCGCCCCCGCCGCAAACTTCGCTTTGGCTGCGCGATCGAGACGCTGCTCGCGCTCCCGGTAGGATTCACCCACCAGCGCGCCCGTGTTAGCCTTGAGCGGTTGAGCCAGATCGGCATTGACCATCAGGCCAACTCCCTGCTCAGGGGTTGCCGCCCCAACTTCGTGCAACAGGATCGCGTCGTGGTCCATGCGATGGATGTCGGCAACCCACTCCGCACCTGTTGCGCGCTCCTGCTCGTTCGGCTCAAGCTGATCGAGGAAAGCGGCCACGCTGGTATGAATCGGCGGAACGTCTTCACCGCGCTCAATGGCAGCGACACGTTCAAGCAGCTCCCTGCCACCTTCAGACTCTCTGGCCCTGGCCACATCAACCCACTTTTCGAGATAGATGCGATTACCGGACTTCTTAACGTTTCGGTTCCACGCGCCGATATGGCCTGCGTTAATCCCCTCAGGTGAGAATGCAGACACGAACTGACCGTTCACCTGAGGATGACCCAGCGGTGCCAGGGTGCCTTCCAGGCCCTGATAGTGGGCGTCGATTTGCTCTTGCGTGTACAAGCCGTCATTCATGACGACGTTCGCCGGAAGTGTGTAACTCGGCAGCACCAGGTGCTCGCGATCGTTGTATGTTTCACGACGGATAGACTGGCTGTTCACCTTCGTGGTGATGTTGACCTGCATAGGCATAGTTATTTCCCCGCCCAGGCGTAACCGCGCGCCTGCATCGATTTATATTCCTGTTTGAGTTTCGTGATGGTGTCCGGGTATTCCGGGTTACCGTCCTCATCCACCAGCACCGACTGCTGGCTACATTTGCAGTTGATGGAGTTGCCATCCTTGCTGTACCAGTCACGAACCTCTTCATTGGTGTAGAGGTGGGCATGGCGCACTGCATGGGTATGTCGGGTTGTCGGAGACAGCGCTGAGATGTGAACCAGAAGCGTCTTCAGGCCGTAAAGGTCATTCGCCTCCTGGTCTTCATCCCATTTAGCCCGGCGCAGCGCGGTCGTCACTTCAGTGCGTGCTATCCGGTTCGCCCGGCGCTTCTCGATCCCGGTCTGGTCCGTCAGGTTGCGCGCAATATCCAGCGGGTTAAGCCCGCGCCCCACGCCATCAGTCAGCACGCGAGCCATGTCGCGCTTAACTTCCGCACTCAGTCCCTTCATTTCCTCAAACACACGGGCATGCACCAGCGCCATACGTTGCTGGTACGGGTCGCTTGCGAGGATGGACGCTAACGACTCACGACCAGCGGCGTACACCAGCGACTGCTGGCTGAGGTTGTAGAACGACTGCCCGGTCCCTTTCTCCGAAGCCAGATCGATGTACTCGTAAAACCACAGGTCGTAATCGCCACCTTCAAGTAGCACCTGATCAACCAGATAACTGGCATCGTTCAGGATGATGGAAAGTAGCGTTGGGTTTAGCTGGTATTCGTATCTGGCGTTTACTGCGAGGGAGGAAGGTATTTTGTCGAGTGCTGATTTGTACGCTTTGCCAATCTTATTCATTCGCCTGGCGAAGTCTTTCATTGCCCGGCGTTCCAGCGCATCGGCCCCAGTCGGATCCTGATAGTTACGCGGCAGAATCGGTGGCTTCGTCTTCTTCGTCGCCATCCTCTTCTCCTAAAGGCTCTTCGTTGTCATTGTCATAGCCCGCAGCCGTGCGAATCTCTTCACGGGTGAACGCGGGTTCATCGCCGCTGCCCTGCATGGTCTGGTTAATCTCGCCCATGGTCTTGGCGTTGGTGAGCTTCTCAGTACCGGTCTGTTCGTTCAGGTCATCCCAGATAACTGCTTTCTGGCTGACTGAATCGACGATCTGCAATTCAATAAGCTTGTCGCAGAAGTCCTCTATCTCGAAAGCGAGGTCTACTCGGCGCGACTGACAGCGAGCATTAAAGTATTTCTGGTCTTCAGTGCTGGACCGCTCAGCCTGCTGGTTACCAACCAGAATACGCGTAGGAATATCAACTCCTGCGGCGGCTGTTTGCAGGTTTACGTTATAGGTTGGAGACGGATCAGAAACCGGAGAAACAAGGGAGGTTACGCTGGCCCCCTGGAGAGAAAGCAGCACATCATTGCCGCGATTCATCTCGCGTGCAGCGTCATTAAATTTATCCTGCAACTCATCTACTTCAACGCCGTACATAGATGCAATGCTGCCAAAGTCGATTTCCTTGTCGAAACTAAGTGCTAACTGGCGAGCGGCGTTCTTCAGGAATGACTCACCAGACCCGCCCTCTACCTTCTCCAGACTCACAAAGGCGTTATAAGCTGGCTCAAGGAAGCCAATAGCATCGTCTGAGTAATCACCAAGGATGAAAACGCGATCGGGGTGGATATTGACGCGGCGACTTGAACCATTCGGCAAGCGTTCGGCGTACTGCCACATTTTCGGCTGACCGTAAGTCTTCGAGTTCAGCCCAGCGTCCCACTCGCTCACCGTTAGCGATCCGGCCCATGCCACGGAAACCTTCTGCAACCCTCGCCCTTTGGTAACCGGAAGGTTCCAGTCTTTTTCATCGCGGACGTGCAGAAGGATGCCTGCATAACGACCGACAAGGCGACGACGATCCGCCTCGGCAAATGAGCGCCAGAACCGGTTGTTGAATACCTGCTTTGACTTGTTTTCCCAGGCGGTTTCGTTTTCGCTCTCGTCGGCATCGTCACCCTCGATGATTTCCGGGTTAGTCTGCCAGCATTTGCCCACCAGCTTCTCAACAGCACCGTGAGCGATACCACCGCGACGGTACAGGGCATAAAGGTTTTCGTAGGTTACCTGCTCAGGGAAGCCATACTCACACCATGCGGAATGGCGCTTATTGTCCAGCCCCATCGTTGGCGCCATCAGCCCCATACGGGCGCGCGCCATCCGCGCATCGTTCAACGCATGGTTGACGGCGAGAGTTAATTTGTCATTCATGGATTGTCCGGTGGTGGATTTATGGCAATAAAAAAGGCCGCCGTAGCGACCTATAACGTAATTTGTGTTTATTACTTATCTGGCTGGATGCCTGATAAGAAAATTTCGATTGCACCTGGGTCTACAGGGGATTCGTTAACTGATAACTGGTCAAGTTTGATAGTAAACTCAGAATTACTTACTGAAGATACAAGGCGTACCTGAATCATCTCGCCTACGCGTGCGACCAATTCTTTGCAAACTGAAGAGCAGTCTGAAAGAATACCACTTGCTGTGACCTCAATATGCCCGCCAGGAGTCGGCTGGTAATAGCTGAACTTAACAATCTCTCCCAAAACAACGTCTTTTTCTTGTCCGTAATTAACTTGTACTACAGTTTTCTGATCAATCATGACGCCTCCATAGGTTGATTTAACAACATGTTATCGGCATCAATCCGTCCAACTTTAAATCACGCTCCCCTTAATCTCTTAGGGATCATCATGCCAGCCATCTGGCCCTTGCGCTTAATGTGTCCGTCGAGGCTGTAACGAATACCGTCCCAGCAATGCTCGTAACCATCGGCGAGCTTCGGCAACACCTCACCGGTGATGCGGTCCGTTTTGTACGACCACATGCGAACTTCACGCGCCACGTTCTTGCAGCGCGGATGGATAATGATTTCGTCGAAGCCGCGAAGATGGGCGATACCGTCCTCAACGCTCCCCTGCCATTTCTCGGCGGCTGAGATATTGAAGCCCTGCCGCTTGAGATAGCTGATCGTCTCGGGTCGAGCAGAGTCGGCCTTGATGGGCCAGTCTCGCGCACCGGGAATCGTATCGTACAGCTCTGGCATGTGGTCGAGCTCTGTCTGCTGACCGTATGCCTCGTATTCGATGTACAGCCGGTTATGCAAGATGAACGAACGCACCAGCGTGTTAGGGTCTTTGGCGAAACCGAAGTCAGCACCGAAGAACAGGCGATCGGCCTCTTTCCAGAGGTTTTCCGAGAACTCAGCGATCCGGTATTTACCGGCCAGCACCTGCTTATCGGAGTTTTCGAGGTAAGCGCCTTCCCACACCCATGCATATGTCGCCTGGTCGAGGCGGCGCTGATCATTCTGTCGCTCACCTTCAAGCACGTCCGGAAACCACGGGTTATCCGTGTAATTCATCTCAACGGTGATGCAGTCGTCGCCGGCTTCTTTACGGAAACGCTTATCCGTGGCGCTTCCGTCACGCTCTGGGTTCCACGTCACCCAAATCTCCGATCCCTCTTCACGAACGGTCGGGCTCAGCTTCTGCCAGGCTATTTCGCTGACTGATTCAGCCTCATCTACCCAGCAAAGCAGGATGCGCGCTTTCGACTTGATGCTGTCGAGGTTATGCCGCAGACCGCAGAATACGTAGTTAACGCTCTTGTCGATGGTGCGGATGTACTTCTCGCCGATATCAAAGTTGGCGGCCAGCCAGGGAACAGACAGGATCGCCTGTTTCACCTCCTGCATGCTCGACTCTTCCAGCGAGTTCATGAATTCACGCGCGCAGAGTACCACCCCGCTTTCACCATTCATCATCGACTGATACGCCTTTACGGCAGTCATCAGGGCGAACGTGCGCGTCTTGGCGCTGCCACGTCCACCGTGCGAGCACCGGTAACGCTTATTCACGGCAGTGAACAGCGGCGCAAGCTTCGCGGGGATTGGCAGTTGAACGGCGTTACTCATGCTTTCGGCTCAACGGGGAGTAGTTGGATAACGGTTGGCTTCGGAGTCATGGTTCCATCGGATGAGGTGTGATCGACAATCTGCTTATCCAGTCCAACCAGCTTGGCCTTGCCCATTGTCGCAGCTACAGCAGCTGATGATTGTGGCGTTTCTGCGCTCAAGGCTTTCTGCCTTGCCTCTTCCAATTCAGCCAGGAGAGAATCGACAGTAACGTTATGGCGCTGCTTAATCTCTCCCTGAAGTTCTTTCACCCTTAGTGCTACCTTAGCGTTATCCAGAAGTTTACTGGCGTTTACGTGCACTGCTTCCGGCTTCATCTTGTCAGCAGCATACGCCGTCCGATAAGCCTCTGAAGCATTACCCGTTTCGATGTATGCCTGACAGAAAGCCTCTTGCTTAATAGTCAGACTAATCATTGCTTTTCCTAATAGATTTAATCGTAGCTTTTCGGTTTCTATGCCTTGATGTTTCACTCATCAGCCCACATGAAGTATGTGGCCTTCATTTTCGTTGGCTATTACAAAAGGGATTGATATGTCTTTTTCCATAAAACCTGAAGGTGATTTTGAGTACATTCTTGATGGTGAGGTTCATCAAGCTGAAATTGAAGAAGTTGGCTTGCCTGTAAAAACAGCTGATCGCCGCTTCAAAGAAGATACCGAAACTTACGCGTATAAATTTGCCGCCACTTTAGCTGATGGCAATGTTGTTACGTGGGCTGTAAACGTAGATGTTGGTGACACCATGTATCATGACACCAGTTCAAGCGGTGTTTTGAACCTGCCAAAAGGGGTTGAAGTAGAGCGTGACCCTGAATTCGTGTGCCATCCTGAGGAAGATGACGAGTAACATATTTAATGCGGGTGAGATTATGCACCCGCATTTTTCTTTCGTTGCATCAAAGACGGCTGTATCTAAAACAGCGGATTTTATCGCCCTTCACTCCGCTGTTTCTTCTGCTGGCTTTTCGGTCTGCTCTGCCGGCACTGGCGTGAACTGCACGCGCTTCACATCGGCAGGAGCGAAATACAGCCACTCTCCCGTTTCCGTCGCCAGCGGCACAAATCCGTTAACCAGCTCAGGCTGACGTCGTGACATCTTGCCCGTGTACTCGCCGCCGTCGTTCGTCGTCAGTTTGATGTTGTAGATGTCGGACATTGAGAGCCTCTTTATCCGCTTGTGGGGATATTTTATCGATTATCCGCTACAAGGCATAAACCTAAGGAAATTCCTAAAACATACCGTTTACGCTTGTTAAAATGGCGATGGCGGCCATCCTTAAGATTCTCTGAACTGGCTCCTACCAATACCAGAGAGCAACTTCTTAGAGTAAGAAGCACAATAAAACATTTGCCTGCCCTCGTCGTGAGGGCTTTTTTTCGAAAAAAAAAGCCAGTTCGGACAGAACTGGCTGGGTCTTGCAGTAAGTAGGTAGCATTTCACACTTAGCTCGATTTTTAAGCTATTCCTTTAGTCTTTCATTCAGTTGCCGGGTGCCTCCCGGTGAATTTGCCACAGCCTGCAAATCCGCAAACGTTACGTGCAACAGCGACTGCTTGCCCCACCGCAGAGGGGGATTCAGCCGAATGATAAAGATATCGATTCACTTGTGTATATTGAAATTAGTACATAACTTCATTTTTGGTAGTCACATTAAAAAAAACAAATAATCCCAACCGCAACCATAACAAATGAAATTAGTAATCACTTATAAATCACAGTATAAAGCATTTAAACTTATAACTGAGATTTCTCTTAGGCTTTGCTTTAAAGTCCGAGCCTCCTTGAAACGAAGGCCGTTTTGGTCTCCCTTCCGAAGTGTTGGATTTCAGTTCGGAAGGGGAATTTTTTAAAGGATGGCCTTAAGGTTCACTTTCTAAGTCTCTCCAGCAGGTCTTTTTCGAATGTGCCTGTACTTTTGCATTCTACTGGCTTGACCTTATCATTCCCGTCCGCAGTTACGAGACCAGCTGTCCCTGTGACTGATACTGAGACATTAGATCCTTCTCCTGCACTCCATACCTGAGTGACGATACGATAGTGCTCCTGTATGTTCTGCGTCTGTGGCAGCATCGAGCAATCAAGAAATAGGTTTGTCAGCTCGTCATCATGCCCAGCGGCAGCTACGACTCCAGTATCAATGTCTCTAACTGACGGCGTTAATCCTTTTTGTTGATAGTAGAGCTCTACGGCATTTAGTAGCTCTTCTGGCTTACGATTCCCGATGCTGATGGTCGAAACAATATCTCCCATGCCGGGAGTTGGCTGAGCGCTCGACTGCTCTGACGAACCACCCATTTTGGCTGGCCCGTAGACGTTGATACATCCGGTTAACAGCCATGGGATTAGCAAAGTTAAATTATTTCTCATGGTTATCGATAGTAGAGGGTCGTACAACCAGCCAGAAACGAGCAGAGGATGATAAAGGTAAATAATTTGTATTCCACTGAAACTCCTAATAAATGCAATAAAAAACCGCCCGGAGGCGGCCCTATTGGTCTAGTGCTTTTGTGAACCCTGGTAGCGGGATCTGACTCTGCTTATCGAGTCGTTCAATTTTCGCAATCAGGAGCGGCTTTTTCACTCTTCCCCAGCGATTCAGAAGACGCCCTGACATGCTGGCGACATCTTTCTCTTTCATGAACTCCAGCATTACCGCATTTCGCTCTTGCTCAAGATTTTGCTTACCATGGGCGATCATGTCTGCCATCCAGTCAAAGGCGGCTATATAGGCCTCTTTGAATGCAAACGCGGCGGCACCGGTGAAGCTGAAAACCAGCATAGTCCACCCGTTACGTGTCATTCGGTAAAATGGCTGGGGCTTACCGTTCTGTAACTTATTGTTTTCATAGCAAAGCGTAAAATTGCGCTCTGCAAACTCAGAAGAACATGAACTGATCACCTTCCTGGTCTTCCTCATTACATCCTTGTGGCCCTTTCCGAATGCCTTCGCCACCTTGAATGTGTCAGTCGCTGATTCAGTTCCGGACAGGAAGATAAGTTCTCGGAAATCGAAGCCGTTTATAACAGTCGGGTATGTCATTGCGGTTACCTTACTTTGAGATGAACCTTTGCCGCATAGGAAATCAGCCCGTCGAGGCTCGCCAGCACTAACTGACTTCCTCAAAGGCTCATTTCAAAGGGTTTGGTTCGACGTAGTTTGAATGCGCTGCGGTGCGCGGTGAAATTCGGATATAAAAAAGCCCCGCGGATACGAGGCTGTGAGAATTTGCTACGGTTAAAGTCCAGAGGAGAGACTGTGTCAGAACCTCATGGATGAGGCTCTATTTCCCCTGGGTCTGCTTATCCCACTCCTCGCGGAACCTGGATGGGTTGTCGAAACCTTCACTGCACTGGTTGGTTTTCATCATTTCGCCCTTTCTCAATTTTGCGAATTGCTTCCCGGTCGATGTTGCACTGACCGACGATCCCGTAAAGTGTCGCGTTCATCGAAACACTGTCACCGTATGAGGGATTGTCTGGCAGATCAGGCACATCAATTCGCGACGTCAGATCCGCCGGAAGGTTCAGAGCCGGCTGCTTTATCACCCGGTATTCCACGGGCGGCTTCTGCTGCTGCGCGCAACCGCTCAACAGCGGCATCAGGAATAGGAGTAGCAGCGCACTTATCTGCCGCCAGGTAGCGCTTAATCTCGCTCTGGAGCATTCGGTTCTGCTTGGCCGATTCTGCCCTTTGCTCTGCGACCTCGGACATGACCACGTTTTGCCTGTTAACGGCGCCAGCAAGTTCTTTAACGCTCCCCGCCAGATCGTCATTTTTAGCCCTCAGGTCGTTGATCTGCACATCCTTGCTGTCGTTAAGCTGTGTCAGCCTGTCGTTCGTCGCCGTTAACTGATGATTGCGGGCATTTAGCCCCCACAGGCAGATAGCGACAAGGATGATGAACGCGCAAGGAATGAGAATGTGCGCATTATTTTTGAAAATGCGGAATAAACTGATTAACCCGAACATAAAACCCCCTTAGCTTTAGTCAAGCGGGCTTTCCTGTCCTCCAGTCCGTTGGTACCACCGTTGATGATTCTGGTGATGCGGCTAACATCATCTGAGTCAGCGATAGCGTTAAGTCCGTGATTGCTCCACCAGGCAGCTGCGGATTCAGCAGCATATTTAGGCTGAGTAAGTAGTTCCGGGCTCTTTACGATATCAACGCCAAGCTGCTTCACCAGCGCGGCGTAATTCGCTTTCCCCGTCACCTGAATCAGGCCGCGCCCGCGGTAACGATATCCATCACCACTGTTGCGATCGCCGTTCCCGTTCCGGTTGGCGTAGATGATGCTGCCAATCATTTTCTGGTCGGCCGGGTGAGCATTCTGGCCGGAATCAACACGACCATATCTGAAAGCATCTTCCTGGCTGATTCGATTGCCGAACATTGCCAGCAATGCGCCGTAGCGGTAATTCAGGCTCTCTTCCACATGCACGAAGCCAGATGATTCATGCCCCACCTGCGCGAGGAAGTGCGCCTGCCTTAACGGTGTGCTTATGTCGTACTTCTGCATTGCAGCCAGCACGACTGGAAACCACTTACCGGCCAGTTCCGCACTGGTGCCCGTTGCTTGCTGGAATTTACTGAGGGTCAGCATTTGCTTTGTCTCCCGGTTCATTCAGGCCAAGGCGACGGCGCGCATAGGCGAAAAGCGAATCCACCCCCACATACCCGACGCCAGCCGAGATCGGCCAGCAAAGCTCAGGGGGGAAATTCCAGTTGAAGATTGCCCATATAGCCGTGAGTGTCGGCTGAGCGAAGAAGCAAAGGATCCCGCACATCGTTGCGCCGGCGATCCGGTCTTTCCACTTTGATTTCGCGCCGCGCGAGGTAGCGAGTATCGACATGACAAAAGCCAGTACCGAATAGCCAGCTTCGTTTTTGTGGTTTACAAGCCACGCAAGCATCACCGCCCAGGTATCTGGTCTGTCTTGCATAGTGGTTTTCTTCATGTTCGCACCTGCTTGGTGCTGGTTGATTAGGTCAGGCCCTCGGGACGATTTAACAAGTAGGCGTGTCGAGGATGTTTCCCGGGACCTGAAAATAAAAAAGCCAGCGACAGGCTGGCAATGTGAGGGTAAGGCAATGTCGGCTCTCTGGCCGAAGGGTCCCAGGTAGTGGGTTCTGGTGCCGGGCAAAGGAATCGAACCTCTGACGCGCAGCTTACAAGGCTGCCGTTCTGCTACTGAACTAGACCGGCGAATTTGGCGGGACAGGAAGGATTCGAACCTTCGACCATTCGGTTAACAGCCGAACGCACAACCGCTGTGCTTCTGACCCTGAAACGAAAAAGCCCCGCACGATGGCGAGGCTTGTAATTTTTTGTCGACCTACGAAGCTATGGTGACGATATCAGATTTACATGAAATATATGCGTTTCAGTTCGGTTTTGCAAGACTTACATCTAAATATGTCGCCTTTTGTTGTGAACGTGATCGCGTTACTGAGATAAGCGCACCGCTATCGAGCCGCTTAAAGTTGTTACGCATCGCCAGCCAGTGAGGCAGATACGTTTCCGTCCAGGTGGATTTCGCCACGCCAGCCAGTTCCGCCAGCACCTGGTATTCGTATGTCTCACGGCCCGCCAACTCCGCTTTGACGTCCTGCGCCGCCAGCCAGATAAGCTTCTTCAGGCGCTCCATCGTCTTACCGGCCACCTTCTTCGCGCCGAGCTGCTCCCGGAACTCTGCCCATGCCCACTGAGTGATCGCCACCTGGTGTTCAAAGCTAACGTTCTCGCTGTAGTTCCACAACAGCCAGGCTTTCTGGTGGTCCTCCAGCGACAGGACAGCGCGGCGCCACGATGCGGTCACGAACTCTACCGGGCTTACAAGCGCGATAGATGATCCCTTAGCACGGGACTGGCTGCCACTCATCGGTGGTCCGTCCGGGTTGACCTTCCGGCCGGTGATCGGGTCGGTGATTTTCTTCCGGACCCGGCTGCGCGCCGTCGCGGTGAATTGCGCGTTCTCGGCGAAAGCTACCAGCTGCCCTTTCGTCGCCCCGCTGAGGTCTGCGGTCGCCACAATGAGCTGCTGACGTACGTATTCCAGTTGCTGGCTGTTCATTGTGCGGCTCCTGCTGGGTGATAGATGCGAACGAAGTTACGGAGGATGCGGTAATCCACCAGCACGGAGCCCGGTCGGCGGTAAATCCGTAGGCGCTGCCAGCGCGTGCGGAGTATCTCAAGCGTTTCTGGTTTCATGCTGCCTCCTGCTGTTTTAGAGCGCGAAGATCTGCCCTGGCTTTGGCGCGGATGCCGTCCAGTTCTTCGCGGGTATATCGGTGGTTTTCGTTGTTTGATTCGAGGGCCAGTACGCGTTCTTCACCGATCAGCTCGACCAAGGCTGCACGATAGGCCTCGATATTCCCTGATTTATGAACGTTGCAGACTGGACACTGTAACCACAAATTATCTGGGTTGAAGCGCAACTGAGGTGCAGCCGCTGTGGTGCGGTAATGTCCGGCATGCCATACAAAAGCGCTCTTAGTTCCGCATGAGATGCAGCCATAACCGGCAGCAAGCAGCATTTCGCGACGCCAGTCGTTGAAGGCGCGCTGAGTCATCTGCACCCAGTGACGGATCGGCTTCAGCTCATTACGCCGCGCAGCGCGCCGTTGGCGGCCTGCCTTCTCTTCGGTGCGCTGACGCTGCGCTTCCTTCTGCTTAGCAGCTTCACGGGCTTTTGCGGTCTGTTCTTTTCCGATCGCGCTGGCGCATTCGAATGAGCAAACCACCTGCCCGTCGCGGACCGGGTGGAACCACTGGCGACAAGCTTTATGGGCGCACTTGCGGCGCGGTAACTTAGCCATGCGCCCTCCGTGCCGCGAGACGCAGCCATTTCTGATCTACCAGGCGGGCGGTGTAGCCCTTCAGTGTCGGGATGTCTGACGGCTTAACCACTGGCTTACGCTGGCGGCGTGCCGGAACGCGGAAGATTTCGTTTGTGATGACGCGGGTAAGTGGAGTAGACATCACGCCTCCTGCTTATCGCGCAGTTGCTGGAATTCGCAGCCGCTGGGGATAGTCAGCGCCAGGCCGAACTGGGCGCACCAGGCTTCGACCTTGCACATGAAGATATGCATCTCTCCAGTATCGAGGAGGGAGGTGTGTCGAGGCTCCCATGAGGTTTCTTTCGCACCGGTAATGAAGTCGGTATAGGTGACTTCTTCGCAGCCGAGGTACGTCTTTTTGAGGTTGCGCTTAACCCATTCCGGCGTTGCGTCGGTACGCCCGGATTTGATGAGGTATTCGCTGATTTCTCCCATCCAAAGATGAAAGAGTGCGTTTTGAGACAGGCTGCGCTTCTCGCGCCAGGGCTTGACCTGAAGGCGGAAGCACTGGCCTGCATCCAGCAATGGCTGAATTTGCTGTCCTATGGCCGCGAAGTTGCCGCGATGGAGTTTGATACCGTCTACTGGCAGAGTCATACGGCCTCCTTAACGGAAACCGCAGAATGCAGAAAATCGCAGGTGCCGTTAAGCATCTGTGACAGGGTGAGGAGTTCAGATTGTGGTCGCATTTAAGTCCCCTTAAATGCGCAGAAGTCACCGGAGTTGTTCAGGCTCCGATGACATGATTATGGCTTAATGATTTTGCAAAATCAAAATTTAGAATCTGGTTAAAGTGATAATTAATTCCCTGCCGACATGAGATCCGTTAGGAGACAGGTTGCTGCTAATTGTTCTTGTTCCAGCCACAGTGCTGTTCTGAAGTTCTTCCAGAAAAATACCATTAACCTGATGGATGTTTAGTTTAGGAGAAACTTCATACATCCCTTGAATTACACTCATGTGCTCAGAACCGGAGGTAAATAGTATTAAACTGTTTACAACCTCCATCGCCTCCTCAAGAGTATTGATAACCATCCGATCTTCTCTCATTGATTCCCCTTTATTTTTCGTTAGCTTCAGCCATCTCAACATAGCTCGGATCAGAAGGCTTAGGCAATGTAACGCTCTGCTCACGATAGTACCGCACGCGATCCATGAAATACTCGCGTAGATGTTCTGGTTGATCACGCGCTACTTGCTCTGCGATAACAGGCATGTTCAGGCGCTCTTTGTAGGCCACACCGGACGCTGCAAGATCGACGTTAACCTTATCCTGCTCGTCTTTCGGCTTTGATGCGATATTGAATCTACTCATTTTTAATCGTCGACATATCGCACATCTAAAACTACATTTCCTTCAAGGTCCTTTCTCACAATATGGACATTTTCCTTAAATGGGGGCTTTGTCTGCTCGATAACAGTAACTGTGGCTGTGCCAATTTTGTTCTGATTATCGTCAAGGACAATGTAATTTCGGTCAATGCGGCTCGCTAAATGCCCCCTTCTGAAGGTACCGTCGTCCATAAGAGTGTAGCCAGCTTCAAGATTCATTTTTTCTTTAAACATAAAACCCCCTCGGTTATTTGAGGGGATTATAGATCACTTCTGCTGCGGTGATGCTGCTATCATCCGGCGATACACATCGTAAGTCCCGAATTGTTCATCACCAGCCTCAAGCATTTCATGGGTGGGTTCTTCTGGCACCAGCACCCAACCATCCGGAGTCACCGGAGAGTTGCCAGCCTCATAAGCAACACGCAACCAGTGGAAAAACACCTCCGTCATCACGCATCCACATTCGACGTCAATAGTGCCTGTCTGCTGAGAAAGCCACTGCTCGAATGGCAACTTGTAAGCCGTCGTTACAGGTTCGACACCCTGAAGCATGGCGGCGCGGCGCTCCCAATCAGCTATTGCAGTTGAATGCTCCATAGATTCATCGCCCCACTCAGAATTTGCGCATTCGTCTGCTGCTTCAGCCGCATTCTTCGCAATCGCTAAAAGCTCCGACAGAAGCGAATCAGATACCGACGCTGGCTGCCACATTCCTGCCAACACGGTTTCAATCTGGTCAAACACAGCCTGCATGTCAGAAACATCAGTTATGACAGCGGGCGTGAAGATGTGGCGCATGGTGGCGTCACCGATGTTGTAGACTTCCGGCGCTTCCTGCGCTGGCGGGGCGGTGTCCTGAGTAGATCGCAACTCCTCAAGCTCCTCCCCGATCTGCTTAATGTACTCAATGACATGGTTAGATAGACCGTGGCAATTGTCCTGAAATAATCGCTCAGAAACTTCGTTGTAGTCTTTTAGAGTTGGGTTTCTGTTGCTTTTTATGAAGGCAACAATGGCATCAAGCGCATTTTTACTTCCGAGATGGCTTATCACCGGCTCCGCTTCGAGCGATGCCAGCGCAATCTTCATCGCAGCAAGCGCCTTGGCCGCGTCTTCGTTTACAACGCCTGGCGTCGCATCGCGCTCTTCTTCAAGCTCCGCGATGGTCTTCATTAGCCATTCTTTGGTAAGGGTAATCATTATGCCTCTCCTTTACCGGCTGCGATTTCATCTTCACTGCGATAATCGCCACTGATGACAACATTCAGGCGACCGATGATTTCCCAGACGTTTTCTGTGTTCGCGCTGATTAAAAGCGATAAAGCGTGTTCGTTGCGCTTCTCTGCGTCTTCCAGCTCATCCAGCAGCGCCAGCGCTAACTTCCGCAGGTGAGCATTGCTCCCGATCGCCGGGTTCGATAACTCTTCACGTAATGCGCGTTTGTCGATGTTGCTCATTGGAACCTCACATGATTCTTCCAGCGGTTCTGTGCTGCGCTCTTTTTGAATTGATACCCTTCACGGCTAACACCACCGAGCGTGAAGAGAACCATGCGGCGATTGCTTACGTTCAGCCACTGGCGTGGGTAGCAGTTTTTCAGGGCGCGAAGAATGATGATTTTTGCTTTACGGTTTTTCATGACTGCACTCCTTTGCGTGAGACATCACGATAAAATTCACCATGTAATTCTTTGCGTAGCTTTTCGGATGTCAGCTTGGCATCATCAAAATTAGTAAATGCCCCGCCGTAGTATTCCTTTCCTTCACGCGTCACCTTTACGACCCATCTATTTCTGGTGCTGTGCCAGTAAACGCATGGAACACCTGATGAATTTCGTCGTTTCATTGATTGATTTCGCGAATTCTCAGAAGTGGTAGCCTCGCGGAGATTGGAAATTGCGTTATTAGCTCTATCCATATCGATATGATCAATCAGGTCTGGCCAAGTGCCATAGGTAATAAACCAAGCAAGTCGATGCGCCCTGTATGGCTTGCCGTTGAAACATATCTGCCTATATCCATAACCGGTGATGTATCCAGCTTCCTTGCCAATCACGCAATTTGATGCGCGCTGCTTCTTCCAGGTGAATTTCCCTGTTAATGGGTCATAGTCAAGCGATGATGTTAGCTCTTGGATATCAGGAGGAGAGTGTCTTTTCATTATCTGCGCTCCTTTCTTATCTGGGCTGCGAAGTTACCGCAAATAGTTGCCGCTGCATCAAGGCCGACCTGTTCGTCCTGGTAGCAATTAACAATTGCATTGCTAATTTTCAGGCAAACTTCGTCTACCGCGCCGGAACGCACTTCAGCCAGGAAAGCCTGGTACGCAGGAATCTGCATCACAGCCAGTGACTTGATTATCTTCTGCACTTCCGGCGGGCACTGCTCATAGTGTTCGTCTGTGATGAACACTGCCTCGTTGTGGATTTCTTCGACTGCACGCAGCTCCGCAGCGAGCTCCGAGTATCTGGATTCAAGCTCCGAATTGCGCTTTTCTGCTTCTTCCACTTTTTCAGCAACCTGTTTCAGGCAATACTGGAGAGCAGCTACTCGCGGCGAGTTCTCTTCCATCTGTTGCATTAATTCAGCCATTTTTTCTACTTCACTTACGTTTGTCATACCCCTACCCTCCCCCAAACCATCAATACCCTTCTCATCGCCGGACTGTTGCGGCACTCCTGGCAGATCACGTTTGTCTCTGTGCGCTGCACCAGCTTCGAATTACCCTTCGGCATGGCAGGTATGGTTTCCGGTGCGTATTTCATTCCGTAGCTGGTCAGCCGATACAGCCGCTGGCCATGCTTACCTTCGAACTCGATCAGGCCGTCTGCAAACAACGTGCTTAACGGGCCGGAAATCTTTTTGGTGGTCATGCCGATCATGCTGGCAATACGAGCACTGTTCAGGCCCGGGTTATTACGCAGGGCTGCAAGAATCTGCCCACGGATTGTTAAGGTCATCTCACACCATCCCGTTCGACTTGTTGCGATTGTACTTGGCCTGAAGCAGCTGGATCGGCGTCGGCCCGTGCTCGGCAGCCGGGGCTGCAATCGCCCGGCGTACCGGCGGTACTGGCTTACCCTCGGTGACGCGCTTCTCCCACATGTCCAGCAGATCGCCCGCTTCGCGCGCCAGCTCACCATGTGTTAACTGGCGCTCTGTGCTGCGGTGGCGCAGTTCAACGCAGATGTGGTACATGACCGGCTGCGACCAGGGGAAATGCTCACTGGAGGTGAATTCAAACGAACGGTTACGCCAGTCCCAGTATTCGGCGATCACCTGGTCAACGTTGACGCCCAGCACGCCGCCGCTCTGTTTGCACCAGGCGACGAACTGGCCCGGCGACGGCAGGAATGGACGCTCCTGGCGGCGGGCAATGCGCATACCGGCATCGACTTGCGCCATGGTGTGGATCCCGTTCTCCTGGAACGCGAGTAGCCACTGACGGCGGAATTCGTTCAGGTCGTCCTGGGTGCGGAAGTTCGCCATGCTGGCCGGGAACGCGGCACGCAGTTGGTTGAACAGCCCGTTGAACACTTGAGCCACCTGATCGACCGGTGCGCGTTCCTGATACTGCTCTGGCAGGTTATGAGCCATGCGGCTCATCTGCTCGCGGTCGTGGTTACGCATCTGCTCTGCAAGAGATTTCATCGAATCACCTCATAGGCCCAGTCAGTGTTGTTGAAGTCCAGATCCGGCTTAGCTGCGCGCTGCTCGCCTCCAGAATTACGCTGCATTGTCAGCTTGTCCCACTGCTTACGCAGGCTTTCCGGGCTCAGGATGTTGGTCTGCCAGAAGTGGTGTTTGCTTGCCCAGTCATACAGCGCGCAGATGTCCTGGTGCGACCGGTTGTCTATCTGGCGCATCAGGCGAACGGTGTTAGACCAGGAGGTCATGTCCGGGGCTTTGCAGGTTGGGTTAATCAGCTTCACCCTGGAGGAAATCCACTTAGCGATCTCGAGGTCTTCAGCCGATCCCCACTTCGCACCGGATGGGGTGTAAACCGCAGCTTCTGGATGAGCTGATAAAAATTTCTTCAGACGTGCGTCAGAGGATTCGTCAGAATTCTCGGACGAAGATCTTTTAATGTTTTTATTGTTGTTATTACATTGTTGTTCATGATTCTCGGTGAAACGCTCGGGTAAATGCGCTCCGTTATGCGCGGCATAACCTTCCGAAGCCGCGCCATTACTGGATTCGCCATGCTCGGCATTAAGCGCGGAGATATGCGCGGTGAAACGCTCGGGTAAATAGTCCATTTTTTGAGCATATTCAGCGTAATTTGTGATGGTTATCACAGAGCCCTTTCGCTTCTCTCCGGAGCGAGAAATCATCCCTTCACGCTCGAAAACATCAAGCATCCTGTCTACGGCGTGGCGACTGCATGGCTTCCCTTCCCTGTCGCATAAATTCAGCCCGAGATCGGCTGAGGTGGTGACCAGTTGTCCGGTTTGCAGCGGCCATTTGCGCCCCTTGAAGTTTGCTGTATATGGCTGGCGAGCAGCACACAGCAGCAGGTTTTCCCACAGCGTGCGCAGGAAGACGTCCTTCGACCAGGTTTGCTTAAGAACACTCCGGTACAACGGGATGAATCCGGTTTTCTGGTTCTCCATCCGGTTGCTCCTGGCGGCGGAATGCGCCGCGAAATTTGCGTAAGCGACGTTCGACACAGTTAAACCTCCTGCGCCTGGCGTTTTGGATTAGCGTTTGTCATAATGACCTCGCAATTGACTAGCGTTTGTTGCACCAGAAAGTCGGCTCTGTTCGCGCAGACCGGCTTTCGCCATTTCTGTAGTTTTCACATAACCCCCAGCATTGAAGTGACCATGGCCATCAGCGGCGCGGTCAGGTCCGGGTCGACACGGAACATCTCTACAATCCCCTCACTGAGTTCCTTGAGCTTCTGGTGACGCGGAGCGTTCATCGCAACGGCCACTTTCGCCTCGCTCGTTTCCTTCTCAAGTCGAGCTAAGCGGGACATGAAACTGTCCTCGGGAAGAAGTCGATGGCGATACTCCAGCGGCAGCACGGCCATGATTGCGGGCGTCAGCTGGCGCACGTTCTCGCGGTACTGCTCAGAGTCGAAACGGTTATCCAGAAAGCGAAAAAGCTTCTGGCGCGCGCGGCTGATGTCTTCCGGAAAGCTGATGGCGGTCCCGCCCTGCTCCCGGTATTCGTTGATAATCAGCGCCGAAACGACGTCCTGATTGTCCAGCGCAGACGACCATGCCCGGACCGCATCGCGGATCTTTTCGTGGTCTGGCGCCGCTTTAGCTTGAGCGCGGTTTATCATCGCTCCCGGGTGTATTCCGGTATTGTGTTGATACGCAAGTGAATGCATTGCTTTCCCTTTCGTGGTTAGGGCCGCCGGTTAGGCGGCTGTGTTATTCGCCCCAAGCAACTGGGCGAGATCTGGACGGATATCTGCTGGTTTGAGCTTGCCGTTAGTTGCAGACACAATCTTCATTACGTAGCGGGCATCAATGCCGCCACCGTGCAACCAGCGCCATACCGTCGGCTGCGCTACACCGCACAGGTCGGCTAATTTCTTCTGGCTACCAGCGATATCAATGGCGCGCTGGATGGTTTTGTTCGTCATATTCCAATTCCTATGAGTATTGGTGTGAATTGATAATAGCAATGCGTATTGATTTAGGCAATAGCTAAACGTGTTTTGACCAACAATACGCAAGCGTATAAATTTAAACTCATGAAAAAAGAAACTCTTGCAGAACGCCTGAATCAGGCAATGGACTTATCTGGCATGTCTCAGGGCGCTTTAGCTAAGGCGTCTGGCGTTGCTCAGCCCACCATCTGGAGGCTGACCAGTGGCAATGCCAGGGGCTCAACTAAAATTGTTGAGATCGCTAATGCGCTTGGCGTTCGGTCTGAGTGGCTTTCAACCGGAGTTGGCCCGATGCGTGACGATGGTCAAATGCCCGCAATTTCGCAGCCAAAAACAAAGCCGGCACCTACTGACACCTTCCGCATTGAAGCGCTAGACTTTTACGTAAGCGCTGGACCTGGAGCCATCAACAGCGAATTTGTAGAGGTGCTTAGATCCGTGGAATACTCAGTGGAAGATGCTCGCCGGATGTTCAATGGCAGAAAGGCTGAGCAAATCAGAATCATAAATGTTCGCGGCGATAGCATGTCCGGGACCATTGAGCCAGGCGACTTGCTGTTCGTCGATATCAGCGTTCAGCACTTCGATGGCGATGGAATCTACGCCTTCATATACGACGACACATCACACGTTAAGCGCCTCCAAAAGATGAAAGATAAGCTTCTGGTCATTTCAGATAACCAGACTTACCGTCCATGGGATCCGATTGAAAAAGAAGAAATGAACAGGATACTGGTGTTCGGTAAAGTGATTGGCAGCATGCCGCAGACGTACAGAAAACACGGTTAACAAACCCAGCTACGAATCAAGCCCAGCCATAGTGCTGGGTTTTTTATTGCCCGCAGCCAGTCCATTCGTCACAGCGATACCATCCGCAGTAAATACACGATCTTAATCTCAATCAATCGAAAAAATATCAAAATAAATTCCTTTAGCTATCAATGCATTAATAGCAATTGCTATTATTTAATATCAATACGTATTGCTATAAACAATACTCATCGCTATTATCAACTCATCGAAACGAAACATCGACAGCTGAGCGAAGTTAGCCAGCGGCGAAGTTGAGATTCGGTCAGTCGAACGGCGCGACAGTAAACCATGCGTCGGACGCCCGGCGGGCTCAGGGAGAGCGGCAATGGAGCGTAACTGGAATGTTTTGGGGTGAGTGCAGAAGCAAACCTTCTCGGCGGAGGCGCTTGGCAATGAGTACGCGACCGGATTTAGTCGCCCGGCTGTGCTCACCACCAAAACATTTCTCCCGCATCAGCGGATAACGACAGAGGGTAGTGCAATGATCATTACAGTTCGCGTCACTGAAAACCCCAACAACATTGGCAACGGATTCTGGGAGATTGGAAGTGTATTCGACGTGGTTGGTGAGACGCCATGCTATTACATCCTGAGTAACAATCACCGTGTTAACAAAGAGCATCTATCCATAGCTGGCACGGCATGCAATGGGCATAGCGTAAAAGTAGAAATTTTGAACCAGGTCGCTTAGGCGGCCTTTTTCATACCTCACCGTTCTCGATGAGTGCGATTAGTTATGACAACCGGCGGCCATCCACCGCCAATTGAAACTCGGAATAAATGCAATAAATGCGTTGAAGTCTTGTATTAACCGTTCCGTTCGCCGCGATAAGGCCAAGAGGATTTATGAGTAAGAAAAACGACGGTGGCTACGCTTTCCCTATGGAGGCGACAGATGCCACAGCTTGGAGGGATTGCAATCAGGGAATGACGCTGCGCGATTACTTCGCGGCGAAGGCTATGCAGTCGGCTTTGTTAGCGCCGAAGCCAGAGAACCCGGTGGAACGCATGGATATTTATGCTCAGTCAGTAGCTGAAATCTCTTACGAGATTGCTGACGCAATGCTCCGCGCCCGGGAGGCATCATGACAGTCACCCACAACGGCAAGCAGTACACCGCCAAAAAGCTCAACGATAACGAGTGGCAGCTGACGTCGGTATCGGCACCGCGCGACAAGCTGACGCTTAACCGCTGGCAGATGCATATCGCTGGCCTCCTGGAACAGGTTGAGGTGAAGGTATGATTGGAATGCACTACGGCACCGCATCAGTGCCACGTGGCGAGGTTTTACCGGGCACAATGCTGCAACACCACGGCAAAACTTATCGCGCCTCTGCGAACGTTGAGAAAGGCCTTTACGCCTTCAACATCTTCGAAAAAACCATCATCAAAAGTGATTCCGTCGTTGTGCTGCTGAATGAGCGCGGCGAGCCGATGGTTCACTGATATTAACCACCCTATTCAACCGATCGGCCTGGCTTTTTGCGGGCGGGATCTGCACATCCAAATTTCAGGAGTTCAGCCATGAACGCATATCTCACTTACGACCGAATCGAAGATCGGCGCTGGGTTGAACAGCAGCTCGACGACGAGAAAGAGAAGTGGATCGACGACCGGGCGCAGAAAATCATCGACATGATGCCAAAAGAGCCGTCCGGCCTCTTCCACTTCTCAGTACCGATCGACTCCAGCCCATACGAAGGACTTCGCAGCGATAAAGCTGGCGAGGCCTACAACGATTTCATTTCGGCAGTTGCTTACGCCCAGGCGGAATACGACTGGGAGCACCGTACCGGCTGCCCGTTTTAAGGATGCATGAAATGTCTGTATCTAAAACTCACTACCGAAAAGCTTTTGACTCTCCATACCTGAGCAGCGCCGACATCGTTGAGCCAACGGTGCTGACGATCGCCCGCGCAACGTTAGAAAACGACAAAACAAAAAAATCCAAAGACGTTTTTAACACTGCTTATTTTGAAGAGCGCGAGCTTCGCCCCGGCGAAAAGCTCAAGCCGATGATTCTGAATGCCACGAACAGCAAGATGCTGAAAAGCATTACCGGCTCGGCATTCCTTGAAGATTGGGTTGGCGTAAAGGTCACGGTCTACGTCGATAAAAATGTCCGGTTCGGAAAGGAATCGGTTGAAGGTCTCCGCTTAAGCCCGGCGCGCGTCACAAAGCCAGTGCTTTCGCCGGATAAAACGCAGGCATGGAATAACGCTAAAGCAGCTTTCAAGCGCGACGGAAACCTTGATGCAGTGCTGGCGAGAATGGACATTTCTCCAGAGCATCGCCGCCAGCTTGAGCAGGAGTGTTCATCATGATCTGGCACGACGTCGAGCAAAACGGTGAAGAGTGGGATGCTCTTCGCCTGGGTAAGGCAACCGCTTCAAACTTCGGCCTCATCATGGCTAACGATGGGAAGGCTTTTGGCGAACCAGCCAGGCGTTATGCCCTTCAGTTGGCTCTTGAGCAGATTAAGGGTTGCAAGTCTGAGTTTGGCTTCTCAAACGACCACATGGAGCGCGGGCACGAGCAGGAGCCAATTGCCCGCATGCTGTACGAAGAGATGAACTTCGTCGACGTGGATAACGGCGGGTTCTTTGATCACGAAACGTACGGTGACAGCCCAGACGGACTCGTTGGCCAGGACGGGCTCGTTGAGATTAAGTCGGTCATTGCCGCCACTCACTACTCCACCCTCACCCGCGGCTCCTTCGACCCTGCATACAGATGGCAACTGGTCGGTCACCTTGATTGCTCTGGCAGGGATTGGGTGGACTTCATCAGCTACTGCTCAGACTTCCCGGACGGTAAACAGCTCATCGTCTATCGCCTTACAGCTGCTGAATGTGAAACAGAAATAGCCCGGCTTCGCGCGCGCAGAAAAGACTTCCTCGAACTTGTTGCGGATACGAAGCGCCGCATTCTGGAGCTCGAATGAAACGCACACCCTTCTACCGCAGGCCCGGGCGAACCGGGCAATTCTCCGGCCTCCGTGAGCGCGTTATCTGGATGATTCAGACGCGAGGCCGCCCGGTAACCGGTAGCGAAATTGCCGAGAAGTTTGGCGTATCGCTCATTGAGTTTAACCGGGTCGCCAACGGCATCACCCGCGGCACCGGACAGATAGCGCAGATCGTTGAGTCGGAAAAATGGCTCAACGAGGACGGCATCTGCGACAGGACATTTGACTTGGTCACGAAGCCAAAAGTCGTAACACCACAGGGTAAATCGCGCCTGTTCACCCGGCGCGCCATAGAGCAATCGCAGGAAGGCAGGCGGCAGGAGTGCATAGCGCGTGCCGCACGCCGCCGTCGCTTGATTGCCCAGGGCCTCTACATCGACGAAATGGAGTCAGTGCTATGAAAGCGTGGTCACTCGAAGAGCTGGCGCTGCTGTTGCGACACTCAAACGCTAAAGTCGCTGAGATCACCGGCCGCAACATTGAAGAGGTCGGGGATAAGCGGCTGCAAACCAATATTGAGCGTAATGGCTGGGATGTTAACGATCCGGAGCGGGAGGATGTATGACCGATTACACCGGCAGCAACACCCCAGCGGATCAGCGTGACCTATGGCGCACTCCACCCGCCTTCTTCGCCTCCCTTGATGCTGAGTTTTGCTTTCAACTGGATGCCGCCGCGGCGCCGCATAACGCGCTGTGCAGAAAGTTCATCACCGCCGAGCAGAACACGCTGGAAACGCCATGGGCTGATTACCTGAACGTACCCGGCTACTTCTGGCTGAATCCGCCATACAGCGACATCACGCCGTACGTTAAGAAAGCCGCTGCCGAGAGCGCCAATCAGATCGGCACGGTCATGCTGGTTCCGGCAGACACTTCGGTTGGCTGGTTTAGGGAGGCAATCCAGACCGCCAGCGAGATTCGCTTTATCACCGCCGGGCGGCTGGCATTTATCAACCCGGTCACCGGTAAGCCAGTCAGCGGCAATAACAAAGGGTCGATGCTCATCATCTGGCGACCGTATCCGCGTACTCACTGCCACTTCGCAACTGTGGTCCGGGACGAGCTGATGGCTTTCGGGGCGAAACTTCTCGCCCGCCGGGAGGCCGCATGACGCCAGAAACAGACAACGCTATCCGCGCCGCCTGCCGCCGATGCACCGAGGAAATCCAGCAAGCCATGCGCAAGAAGCCAAAGCCAAACTGGAACGAAACGGTGCCTCCCATCATCAACAATCATCACAAGAAAATAGAAGCTCTGGGAGTTAGCCTCCTGGAGTTCGTCGTATACACAGGGCGGCTTAATCGCCGCTTCGGAGTTGAATCGTGAAAAGATTTCTTTTTACCACTGAGGTCAAGCGAGCAGAAGGTTCGCAGACCTTCAGAGTGGATGCTGAAAGCCTGGAAGAAGCCATGGAGATTCTTGAAAGTGGCGGAGGGGATATTTACGAACACGAAGTTGAGGTTGTCGATATAGGCGAGTTTAAGTTCGATCGCGAAACTGACCTTGCTGACTTCGGTGATTTTCCTGAAGGCGGTGCAGCATGACCAAATACGCGAAACTGGATAGCGAGGTGTTAAGCGCTATCGGCGCTCAGCCAACCTCTTTTTCTGAGCTATTTAGCCCTTCCGTCAGACAGGAGTGCCTCGTCATTGCTGAAGCAGAAGGAAAGCACCCAATGGACGTCTTCCGCATCCTTGACCGCCGACTCCAGTCTCTCAGGAAGCTTGGTGTCATCCAGCACGTCAAAGGCAAGGGGTGGATTCAGCCATGACATCAATAATCGCCAGGTCGCTAAAGCGGCCTTTTTTATTGCTGGCGTTCACCTTCAACCGAATAAACCGACAGTTCCGGGAGCATTGACCATGGACATCATCGACACAGCAGCAGAGATTGAAGAGCTTCAGCGTAACGCTGCCCTTTCCGCTCACCGGCTGAACCGCAACGCCGTATCAGCTGAGCGTTGTGAAGAATGCGACGAACCAATTTCCGAGCCGCGGCGCGCTGCCGTTCCCGGCTGCCAAACCTGCGCGGAGTGCCAATCCGTCATTGAGCTGAAGAATAAGCAGAGGGGGATGTGATGGATTACAGCAAGCTAAGCGACTTTGAAATTAACAAACGAGTGGCGATCGCAAATGGGCTTTTGGTGCAGGAAATTGACGATAGCAAAGCCACTGGCATGACGAGCAAATATCACGAACTCCGCCCATACACTGTTTGGGTGAGTGACGGTGAAAACCCATGGGAGCAATATGCGCCAACTCTTTGCTGGGAGGATGCGGGTCCGATCATTCTGAAGAATCGCATTAGTCTGGTTTGGGATTGCGCTGAAGATGCCAGTTCTGAGTGGTGGAATGCTGTTGACAAGTTCGATGAATGCCGCGTTCAGTATCAGTCCAACCCGCTGCGCGGTGCAATGATCGTGTTCCTCATGCTTCGGGAGCAAGCCAATGTTCAGGATAATCCAGCCTAATACCTGGTACGCCGATCCCCACGGCGCGCCCTGCAAAATCCTCCGCGCTACCCACGAAGTCATCCACTACATCCGCAACGGTCGCACCTGCATCGCCAGCATGGGCCGCTTTCAGCATGAATTCGAGCCGCTGACCAAAGCACAGGCTGAGCGGATCGCCGAAGAAATCGAAACAGCAGAGCACATCGAAAAATTAAGGAGCATGAGACGTGATCGGAATACTCAAGCCAGTACCGGAATCTCAGTGGCCGGTGCGATGCCACGACCCCAAGAGGAGCAACGTGTGGGCTAACTCTTATTTTCTGGTTCAGGAGTTTCAGGAAGACGGGGGCGTCATTCGCCTGACGGTGAACACCACCAGCATTGGCAGTTCAGGTCGGTGGAAGGACGGCATCAGCTGGGATGCGTTGCAGGAGATAAAGTCAGCCGTTGGATATGGGGATCGGGACGCCGTGGAGATTTACCCGCGGGATTCTGATGTGGTGAACGTGGCGAACATGCGCCACCTGTGGATTACGCCGGAGCCGATTAGCTTCGCCTGGCGGAAGTAATTTTACGCTGCGCGCCCGGCGTGCGGCATGAGGAGAGATTATGGGAATGATGACATTCGTCGTTAATTTTGAAGATGGTAAGGAACCATCTGTGGGCGCTGGAATGGAAGTAGCAGGCGGCCAGATCGTTGCCGCGTCGTGGTTCGACTACCGGGATGATTTCTTCACAGGTGAGCAGGTAGATGTGATCGCTAAGGCGCTTGAAGAATTAAATTCCCAAGGAGAAATTAGCGACGAAGACACCTCATCATTGTTGGAAAAGATCGACCTTCTCACCCTGTAGCGCAACTGATAGCCAGTTATGAGCTGGCTATTGGGTGCGAAAGCACTGCAACGTCATCCCTTTTGCCCGGCCCCGCGCCGGGCTTCTTTTTGGAAGTTCACCATGCAAATAACTCTTCCGAAGTGGATTGGCTTTCTAATTATGCTGATTCTCCGCCCTGGCATTACTGCATCCTGCGCTGCATATCTGATGCTATATGCAGATGGCAGTTGGTATCACTTCCTATCTGGCGCACTGGCCTTCAAATCCTGCATCGAAACTCACGACATTTACAAAGAGGTCAGAGATGCAAGGTAATCCCGTTATCTGGCTCATAGCCTCACTTATGGCGCTGGGCGCTCTCATCTCATTTCTTCACGAACCGGAAGGTGTGCAATGGCTGCTTTTAATGTGGGTGCATTAGTCCAGAAGAAGACCGGCGGGATCAGAGGAAGAATAGAAAGCCTGCTGGAGCCGGAAAACGACAAGGCCCGGGTTTATGTCGACTGGGACGGCGGCACTTATCAGATCCATTACGAATACGAACTGCGCGCGGCCACACCAGACGGACCGCAGTTTTATAAAACGATGTCATAGGAGCGAACATGAGCGAAATGACCTTAATCGTGCCCAACGACTGGGTAACAGAAGAAAAGCTCGTCGAGATTACCGGCCTTCGCCCTGGCACTATCGAGCGGGCCCGCAAAAAATGCTGGATGGTCGGGCGAGAATATCTGCATGTTTCACCGGACGGCGTACCAAAGAAAAACAGTGAATGCATGTACAACCGTAAGGCTGTCGACCAGTGGGTTGAGAGCATGTCAAAGAAACAGCCGGGTGCGCGCCAATGAAGATCTGTTTATGCTTAGCGGGCTCTTGGACGTCAGGAGGGAATAATGGCTAAGTCAGCATACCCAACAGGCGTGGAGAACCATGGCGGTTCGCTCCGCATATGGTTCATCTATAAAGGCAGCCGGGTGCGTGAAAGCCTCGGCGTGCCGGATACACCAAAAAACAGAAAGGTCGCTGGCGAGCTGCGCGCGTCGGTGTGCTTTTCGATTAAGACCGGCAACTTCAACTATGCAGCGCAATTCCCAGACTCGCCTAACCTGAAAAGGTTTGGGGTGGAGAGCAAGGAAATCACCGTGCTGGAGCTGGCGAACAAGTGGCTTGAACTGAAGCGTATGGAGATCAGCACAAACGCGATGTCACGCTATGCATCTATAGCGCGCAACATGGTGCCCAGGATTGGTGGGGATAGGCTGGTATCTGCGGTAACGCAGGAAGATCTGCTATTTATCAGAAAGGAATTGCTGACCGGTTATCACACCCTGAAGGCAGGGCAGAAAACGCCGGTTAAAGGCCGCTCTGTCAGAACGGTCAACAACTACATGAAGATCATGGGCGGGATGTTTAAGTTTGCCGCCGACAGCGGGTATGTCCGGGTGAATCCGTTTACCGGGATCGCCATGCTTAAGCGTTCTCGATGCGAGCCCGACCCGCTGACGCGTGAGGAGTTCGTCAGGATGATTAATGCCTGCGCCCACCAGCAGCTGAAAAACATGTGGTCGCTGGCCGTCTACACCGGTGTGCGCCACGGCGAACTCGTTTCGCTGGCCTGGGAAGATATCGACCTGAAAGCGGGCACAATGATGATCCGCCGGAACCACACGTTAACGAAGGAGTTCACGCTCCCGAAGACGGAGGCCGGGACGGACCGCATCATCAACCTTATTCAGCCAGCTATCGACGTGCTGAAGAGCCAGGCAGAATTAACACGCCTGGGTAAGCAGTATCAGGTTGAGGTGAAACTTCGCGAGTATGGCCGTACTGATGTGCATCCGTGCACGTTCGTTTTCAACCCGCAGATCGCATCACGTAATGGCCGTGCCGGGCATCATTACGCAGTGGGGTCGATTAACCAGTCGTGGGAAGCGGCAATGCGACGCGCCGGGATTCGCTATCGAAGAGCATACCAGTCCCGACACACGTATGCATGCTGGTCGTTGGCTGCCGGTGCTAACCCGAACTTCATCGCGAAGCAAATGGGCCACACCGACGCGCAAATGGTTTACCGGGTGTACGGATCTTGGATGGCTGAAAATAACCAGGATCAGGTACTCATCCTCAACCAGAAATTGAGTGAGTTTGCCCCATCCATGCCCCACGCAGTGGGATCGGGTGGTTATTAA